AGCAAGTGAAGCTAGTCAAGATCGAAAAGTACAAAAGTACCTGAAGGAATCTCTAACAGGATTCATCAAAGAACTTAAAATATAGGAGATATATCCAGATGTTAGATGCTATCAAACCATTGTTGGATAACGGAATTATTAACGAAGACACACGTGAAGCAATTTCTGAAGCTTGGGAAGCTCGTATTACCGAAGCCAAAGAACAAGTACGTGCAGAACTACGTGAAGAATTCGCACAACGTTACCAGCATGACAAGCAAGTTATGGTTGAAGCTCTAGACAAAATGGTTACCGAGTCTCTCACTGCTGAACTACAAGAGTTTGCAGACGAAAAGAAACAATTAGCAGAAGACCGTGTTGCATTTAAACGCACAATGGTTGAAAGCGCAGGCAAGTTTAATAATTTCATGACAGCTAAATTAGCAGAAGAAATTAAAGAACTTCGTGCCGATCGTAAAGTTTACGAGCAAGCTATTAGCAAGCTAGAAGCATTTACAATCCGCGCATTAGCAGAAGAAATCCAAGAGTTCGAGCAAGACAAGCGTGCCGTAGTGGAAACTAAGGTTCGTTTAGTTGCAGAAGGTAAAGCTAAATTAGCTGAACTTCAACAAAAATTCGTAGCTCAATCTGCCGCTGCTGTTAAAGAGGCCGTAACTACTTCGTTAGAGTCAGAATTGACTCAACTAAAAGAAGACATCCAAATTGCTCGCGAGAACATGTTTGGTCGTCGTCTATTTGAAGCATTTGCTAGTGAATTCGCTGTTACTCATTTAAATGAGAACAAAGAAGTAGCTAAGTTACAAGGTACTGTAGAGTCCTTGTCTCAGAAGTTGTCTGAAGCAGTTCAGAAAATTGAAGAGAAAAATGTTTTAGTTGAATCAAAAGAACGTGAAGTTCGTATTATCAAGGAATCAGCAGAGCGCAAGGAACGTCTTGCAGACATGTTGAAGCCTTTAAACAAAGAAAAGTCAGCAATTATGCGTGACCTTCTTGAAAGTGTGCAAACTGATAAACTTCAGAGTGCATACGAAAAGTATCTACCAGCTGTACTAAACAACTCTGCTGTTAAACCGGTAGCTGAGAAATCAGTTATGTTAGCAGAGAGTCGTCAAGTAGTAACTGGTGATAAAACTGCTAAAACTGCCGTTGAATCTTCAGATAAATTAGATGTAATGTCTAACGTATTTGAAATGAAACGTTTAGCAGGGCTTAAATAAACCCTAAATAGGAAAAGGAAATATCATGACACAAGCATTATTAGAAAGCCGTTGGGGCGAAACCAAAGAAGCCCTGTTAGAAGGACTTAACGGTTCACGTCGTACAACAATGGGTGTAATCCTTGAGAACACTCGCAAGATGTTGGCTGAAAGCGCAACAGCTGGTTCTACACAAGCAGGTAACGTAGCTACACTAAACCGTGTAATTCTACCAGTTATCCGTCGTGTAATGCCAACAGTTATCGCTAACGAAATCGTTGGTGTTCAGCCAATGACTGGTCCAGTTGCTCAAATCCACACATTACGTGTTCGCTATGCTGACAACGTAACAGATTCTAGCGCCTACGCTACATCTGCAGCTGCTGGTGACGAGGCATTGAGCCCATTCAAGATCGCTGTAGCTTACTCTTCAGTAGCTCCAGGCGGTACAGCTACAACAGGTCAAGCTACTTCTACAAGTACACTTGAAGGTGTTGCTGGTAGCCGTATCAACGTTCAAATCTTGAAACAAGTAGTAGAAGCTAAAACACGTAAGTTATCAGCTCGTTGGACATTTGAAGCTGCGCAAGATGCACAATCTATGCACGGTTTGGATGTTGAAGCTGAAATCATGGCTGCTTTAGCACAAGAAATCACAGTTGAAATTGACCAAGAGATCCTAGGTTCTTTACGTGCCTTGGCTGCAACTGATTACACATTTGATCAGTCTGCTGTATCTGGTACAGCTACATTCGTTGGTGACGAACACGCTGCTTTAGCTGTTCTAATCAATCGTACAGCTAACTTGATCGCTCAACGTACACGTCGTGGTGCTGGTAACTGGGCTGTTGTTTCCCCAGCTGCTTTAACAGTACTACAAAGTGCTACAACTTCTGCATTCGCTCGTACAACAGAAGGTACATTTGAAGCTCCTACAAACACTAAGTTTGTTGGTACATTGAACGGCGCAATGAAGATTTATGTTGACGGTTATGCAAACGACAGCCAAGCTGTTTTAGTTGGTTATAAGGGTTCTAGCGAAGCTGATGCAGCTGCGTTCTATTGCCCATATATCCCATTGATGAGCTCTGGTGTTGTTCTAGATCCATCTACATTTGAACCAGTAGTAAGTTTTATGACACGTTATGGATATGTTGAGTTAACAAACACAGCATCATCTCTAGGTAACGCTGGTGACTATGTTGGTGAAATCGCTGTAGCTAACTTATCTTTCCAATAATCAAGACTGAACTTGATTTAACGAAAGTTAAAACTCCCAGGGATGGGAAGGCAGAAAAGCACCGAAAGGTGCTTTTTTGTTGGCTGAACATAAATATTATTAACATTCTTAAAGGATTAAAGCAATGGCATACGCAATTTATAAACAAGGCGCACAAGTAGCAATTGGCACAAAAACTGCTGGCAGTTTAAATACAAATTCAGTAGTATCTGCTGTTGGTAGTTATTCGGCATTACCAGTTTCTGCTGTAGTTGGAACAGCAACAGGAAAAGGTACTATTTACAAAGCAGGTACACAAGCTGTAGTTGGTACATCGGTTGGTATCCATACCATTCGCTAATTAAAGGTATAATATGACAACTAAAGCGCCGCCGCCAGTGGTAGCAACAAAGCCTAAAACAGTTATTCCGGCACCCGTTCCTGCTGCACCATCTGTTCGTAATGCTATTCCTTCAGCTAAAACAACACAACCTGTACAAACAGCACCGAAGCCAAAGATTGTAACTACCAATCCGGTAGTTGGTAAAGCAGTTCATTAATTGTTAAATTAAGCAAATAAAGGACCTTCGGGTCCTTTTTTGTTGACTGTACCATAAATATGTATGTTCACTTGCAAGAGTAACTTTCGGAGCACCACTCCGGATAGCCTAGAACGCTATATTAAGGAGAAATAAAATGGCAAACAAACTAAAAATCACAAAAACAAGTAATGGTACAACAGTTGACAAATATGTTAGCCCAACTATCGTTGATGGCGCACACTTTGGTGGCACAGGCGGTTTAACAAGTCAAGCTGGTTATCAAATTCAACCACAAGTTTATGTTACTGGTGGCAGCTCATTGCCTGGTTCAATCCTAGCACAAAAAGGCGCACACAAGTTTCAAGTAACCGATGGTACTTTAACTGGTAAATGTACATTAACTAACAGTCCTAATCTGACTGCTGGTCAAATGAATATTTTAATCAATCTAAGTACATTAACTACAGCAAACGTATCGGCCGCCAACGTAGCTGGTGGTGCAACATCTGCTTATGTAACATATACAACATCAACAGTAGTCGGTCCAGTTTCTGCTCCACGTGTAGGCGACTACATTATTGGCTTTACTGGTAATGCTAGTGTTGTTCAAGTCACTGCAATCAACGCAACTGCCGCTGGTGTAGGCAACGTAACTGTTGCTGTAGCCGGTAACGTGGGCGCACAAAACTCTGTAACTGTAACTGATAGTACATACGCTAGCCGTATTACTAACAAGTTTGTATACGATTTTGGTAACGATGGTTCTGGATACCCTAACAAGTTCCGTTATCGTTTATCTACACCGGATGCAATATTTGTTCAAGTACAAAATGCTTAAATTATTTAAGCATTTAACACAAACCCGCTTCGGCGGGTTTTTGTTTGATTTGAGCAAAGATCTGCCAAGCATAAATACTACATAAACAGGATACGGACATGAGTACTACTAAACGAATTATAGGTAATTATACAATACAGACTTTGCCCTCTGGTCAAATTAACCTCGATTCGGGACAGGTTGTTATTAATGGAAATTTAGTGGTTACTGGTAATAGCCAAAGTATTGTAAGTACAGATAGTGCTATTACAGATCACACTATTACATTAAACAATGGTGTAGCAACACCAAATCCTCTTGGCGCTAATATTATTGTAGACCGTGGTACAAGTCCTAATGTCAGTTTATCATGGAACGAAACAGTACAAAATTGGCAAATTACTACAAACGGTACAACGTATGCTAATATTGCAAATACCTTAAATACTCTAGCAAACGTATACGGTGACAAATCACCACAGCTCGGTGGCAACCTAAATATTGTAAATCAATCAATTTATGATTCGGGTAATACTGTAACATTTTATACCGGTACAGTCAGTAGCGGTAAGTCTGGAATTTTTGTAGACAACTCAAATGCAACACAACAAGAACTTGCAACTAAATCAGCCGCGGTTGCATTTAGTATTATTTTTGGATAGGAAGATTTAAATGGCAATCACAAACGCAAACGTAACAACAGTAGCTAGTTCAATTTATACTAGTTCTGGCAATAGTGCAACAACAGTTCTGCACTTTTGTAACTACACTAATAACAATGCTACCGCTAACGTTTGGTTAGTGCCCAATGGCAAACAAGCCAATGCTAGTACAATCATTTATTCAAACGTAGCACTAACAGGACAAAATACTTTAGTAGTTGATACAGAAAAAATTATTTTTGCTACAGGCGATGCAATTTGGGCCAACTGTAGTTCAAACGTTTCTGTAACAGCAACCGTAAGCTATATCGGAATTTAATAATGGCACGATTTCTTAAAAACCCAGATATTGTTAAAAACAATAAATTTGCCGCTAGGTTGCCTATTGTACCTAGTAGCTCCTATGGCGACACTCCGGTAGACGGACTAATTAGATTTAATCAAAATAATAGTCGCATTGAATTTTATTATAATGGTGCGTGGAGCCAAGTTTCTAAAATTGGTACAGTAAACATTGTAACAGATACATTTACAACAGGTAGTACGGGATCTAATCCAAGTGGTCAATACGGTCCGATGAGTTATAGTTATATTGCCGGACAAGAAAATAGTGTATTAGTTTTTGTTGGCGGAGTACAACAAATTCCTCTAGTGAACTATAATTTTTCTGCTGGTGTGGCATCTAATCAAATTTATATCATACCATCAACTTCGGGCGACGCCGGACAACAAATTTTGGTAATTCATAATCTTAACAGCACCAACGTGCCAGCCTAGGAGCTAGCACATGGCAATTGGTAAAATATCGGGAGTAATGTTACAGGCGAATCTGGTTCGCCAAGGTACCAACCTCTCTGTTGACGCCACAGCCTATTTTGATGTAAACAATTACAGACTTGGTGTTAACAACTCTAGTCCACAATACACTTTAGATGTTAACGGCAACGCACACGTTGGTAATTTATTAATTCTTGGCAATACTATCAGTAGTACCACTGGCAAAATTAATCTTGGATCAATTGCCAACGTTCAAATCACCGGTGGCTCACCTAATACTATTGTTTACACTGACGGCGCTGGTAATTTATCATTTGGTACACTAGATACGTTATCTGGATTAGAAGGATTCACAGGCAACTACATTGCACTTGGGGCAAACACACAAGGTGCATTGGTTAGTAATGCTACTACGTTAACTACAACTACAGCAGTAACAGATGCCATTGCAGATTTAAACTATGTACTAGGTAAACTAGTACCACCAAGTCCACCAAACTTTCCAAACAACACTACAATTTCTGTAGGCACTACCAACAGTGGGTTGATGTGTAACTTTACACAAACTGACAACTCTGGTTGGGGGAACCTAAGTGTTGCCGGCGGAACACTAGTTAGTACACTTAGAGCATCATCGTTTAGCACAATTGGTACAGCCGTTACTAACGTGGGTCCGGGTAACAACGGAACAGTAACAGCCTATATCAATGGAGTTCCAAATGGTAACATAACATTAAATGGAACTAACTCAAACACTACCAACGGTAACCTTTATGTTTACAACGTAGAAGATTATCATGCAGTGGTATCAACAGTAACAGCAGGATTTTGGTCAGTGTTTTCTACTTACGCAGTTGGCACTGGTGGTATACAACCTGGTTGGAATCGCGTAAATATCTACGACAGTTCTACTGGTACAAGTACAAATAATGCCACATGGTATTATGATAGTTCGAGCCCAAGTGCGCCAGCATTTACTGGAACCAATATGGTGCTGAGCAGTAACGTAGTTCAGTACTCAAGTACTATTCCTATGTTTACTACAAGTGCTGGATTTACATTAACCGGCAACGTAAGAAACATCAGTGGAGATACATATCCTAACTCAACTAACTTGATTTCGGCTAGTAGTGCTAACGGTGCATTTGCGGCTCCTGCTTTAGTAAGTTATGCTACTGCTGGAGTTACTACTCCAATTACCAGAAATAATACAGCACTGATTTCTTTCTCTACTACTTCTAACATTGCTAGTGGATTTGGCAATCTACTTGGCACACAAGGTCCAAGTATCACTGTAAACAATGGATATAATTCAACTGCATGGGCATTCAGCGCACCAGCAACTTATATCCTTTACAAAACCGGTACTGGTACACAGATTGAAGAAACTAGTATTACAAATAGTTACACTGGCGGTAGTGCCGCTTATCGCATTGCCAATCCAGACGCTGGTACTGCCGCAGATACACCAGCATACACAGGAAGCGAAGCCACATTTAATAGTCAGACTGGTCCGTTCTACACAACTGATGCTACCAACGTTGGCGCAAAAATATTGTACGATCAAACAAATTACTCAACAGGATTCCTACCGGTTGGTCCTAATCTAAGTGGTCGTAGTACAAGTCAATACTTTACATTTAAGTTTGTTAAGAGTGCTGTAAGTAAATTCAATATCAGTTATTCGGGTACAATCGCCGGACTATGGGTAGCACTACCTGGCAGCACAATTGACACAACAGCCGCACCGACTAATGGTTGGATTAATATGGCAACAGCTTACGCTGGTTCGGGTGTTCCGGGAACAGGCACCGGCGGCAACGGATCTTCTGGATGTTCAACTGGTGGAGCCGCAGTATTAAATAGTCTAGTAAGTGGTGGTAGTTACACCTGTACATTTGGTACAGCAAGTAGCACAAACTCAACTGGTAATGAAATATATGTTCGCGTTAAATTAACTAGCGGACAAAGTTTAACAGCATTAAGTATAGCGAACCCAACTAACTAACATGACAATATCTCAAACACAATTAGTCGACATATTGTATAAGAAACTTAGTGGGGTTTCTAAAACAGACACGAGTACGGCAAAGTCGCCGGCCAACGAAGCCAATGCTAGTCCACAATTAAGTCCTGGATCTACTATCTGGCAACAAGACTATTATATTCCTAGTGTTACTACACTACCTACAAGTAACTCAAGCGTAGTTACAGTTTACAGAGATAGTTTAAGTTCTACTGTACAAGCAGTGGCTCTAAGCGAAGGCGTATCGCAAGAAACTTGGGCAACAAACTTAACAGATTGGATTAGTCCTCAATTTGGTGCAGGCTACCAGCTACAAATATATGCTGGTCCTCCGGGACGTGGCAGTCCGCAGAATTTTACTAACTTGCCTGTGGGTGGTTCTGGTAACAGTGACTCTTGGTACTTTGACTACTCAGCCGGTATTGTAAACTTTGCTGATACTAACGTACCAACTCCTGTTGCTAACGTGGCCAACGTTGTTTATGTTGTGGGTGCTAGATATACCGGCACTAAAGGTATTGCTAACTTTGCTAACTTACAAGTAGCTAATATTTCTATTAATGGAAATACTATTACAGGCAATACTGGTGTTACTTTCAGCGGAAATATTTCTGGCAATGTAATAGGTACTGTTTTAACACCAACACAAAGTTATATTACTACAGTTGGTACATTAGGTAATCTAACAGTAACGGGTAATATTGCTACCGGAAATATATTAACTGGCGGCTTATTTTGGGCTAACGGCAATCCTGTATTGTTTACTAACTATTCAAACGGCAACGTAGTTGCATTGTTGTCTAGTTTTGGCAGTAACAATATCAGTACCACCAGTAACATAACAGCTGGCAACGTAACGGCCAGCAACATAAATGGCAACGTTTATACAGATTACATTTATCCAAATACTACCACAGTAACAACATTTAATTCCTCAACCGCCATTGGCTTACCGACCGGTGGCAACGTAGGTCGCCCAAGTTCACCAACAGCTGGACAAATTCGATATAACAGCGACTACAACTCAGTAGAGTTCTACAACGGATCCACCTGGGTAAACGTTATTACAAATATTGCCGGGCAGAACTTTTATGGTAATGCAACAATTGGCGCTGGACCTTATACACTAAATCAATCAACTACAACCAATGGTGTACTGGTAAGTATTAACGGTACTGTTCAACAACCAGTTTATGCGTACAATGTAACAGGCAACCAAATTACTTTTACAGAAACTCCCCTGGTAACTGACCAGATTGATGTGCGTTTCTTAGCAGCCTCGGTTACAGTTGACAATATTTTTAATACCGATGTTAGTGTAACTGGTAATATTACATTAACTGGCATACTATCTTCACCGTTAACTACTAAAACAAGTACATCCACCGGAACAGCCGGGCAAGTGGCGTGGGACGCTAATTATATCTATGTTTGCACATCCGCAAATACCTGGAAAAGAGTAGCATTAACCGGCGGTGTATTCTAATTTAGAATAAATATTTTTGTAGTACCTCAATCTGTCTAGCACAACTCACCACACCAATTCTCTTCGTTTTTAACCGGTGTAATCCATATTCTCCTATATAAGGTAAATACTGTATATCGGGAGCTTTGGGCATGACCACATACTTAACAAGAATACAAAACAATCAGATTACAGATAGCACAATTAATGCGGCTACTAAAATTGCGCCGGGATCTATCCAAGGTAATTTGCTTGCTGCAACAGTAACATTTAATAGTAACATTACAATTCTTGGTAATTTAACTGTAGCAAATAGTTACACACAGTTAAATTCTATTAACACATATATTAACGACCCGATTGTTGTGTTCAACAACGGTTATACTGGAACTCCTAGTTATGACGTTGGTATTTTAGTAAACCGCAATTTACAAAGTTTACCTGGATATGGTTCAGTAAACGCAGCCTGGGTTTGGAAAGAAGCAGATCAGGCTTTTGAAGGTATTGCCACAACAGAAACAGGTACTACAGCAGGTAGTATTAACAACTCAGGTTATGCCAACGTTAAAATTGGTAACCTAACAGCCGTATCCGGTACAATAAATAATTTCTTAACCGTTGGTACAACACTGGGTGTAACCGGCGCTGCAACATTTAGCTCTACAACATTAACATCTGGAGTAGCAACACACACAGCCAACTTGGTGGCTGCATCTGGTACAGCAAGTACAAACACAACAACTGGTGCATTGGTAGTAGTTGGTGGCACTGGCATTAGTGGTGATGTTAACATTGGCGGATCGTTGAGTGTTAGTGGAGTAACTAAATATACAGGTAACTTAGTAGCCGCAGCTACAACAACAAGTACAAGCACAACAACTGGTTCTATCGTATCCTTGGGCGGTATTGGCTTAGCTGGTAACGTAACAGCTGGTGGACAAGTGCAAGCCGGTCTTGGTTTATATGCTGTTGGTGCATTTAACGGTGGCTACTCAGATGGTACAGTAGTTGATTATGTAAACAATAACGGTCGTATCAGCGTTGGTTCCGGTGATGCATTAACATTTTATGCTGGCGGTCCTGCAGCAACACAAACATTACAAATTAGTTCCGCTGGCGTATTAACAGCCGCTGGTAACATTGTTGCTGCAAGCGGTACAGCAAGTTCTAATACAACAACTGGCGCACTAGTAGTATCTGGTGGTGCCGGCATTTCTGGTGCTGCATACGTTGGTGGAGTGTTGAACGTAGCACAGGCTGCAACATTACAATCTACATTGGCAGTTTCTAGTACCGCAATCGTTTCTGGTAATATAGTAGCAGCCGCAACAACAGCAAGTACAAATACAACAACTGGCGCATTAGTAGTTCAGGGCGGTGTTGGTATTGCCGGCGCTGTGTACACTGGGTCAACCGCAACAATAAACGGTAACATAAACAATACCGCAGGTGGTGGATTAACAACTACACAAACAACTGGTTATTTGTTTAATGAAACAGCAACAACATTGAATGTTGGCTCATCTGCAACCACATTGAACTTAGGTGCTACAAGTGGCACAGCCACATTAGCAAATCCAACATTAGTTGGTACACAAACAACACAAAACGTTTACAACACAGTAGCAACAACAGTAAACGCATTTGGTGCTGCAACAACATTAGGTATTGGCGCCACAAGCGGAACAGCCACAATTGGTAATCCAACATTAGTTGGCACACAAACAACACAAAACGTTTACAACACAGTAGCAACAACAGTAAACGCATTTGGTGCTGCAACAACATTGAACATCGGTAATGCAAGCGGTGTGACAAATTTATCTGGTGTACTTAAATCCGGCGGAAACGTTGTAGCAGGGTCTGGTACAGCAAGTACAAGTACAACTACAGGTGCATTGGTAGTTAAAGGTGGTATCGGCGTAAGTGGCGACACATACATTGGTGGTAACCTGAGTGTTGCTGGCACATTAACATACATTAACACAACACAAGAAATTGTAACTGGTGTTGAAGTGGTAGCTGGTAACTTAGTAGCTAACTCAGGAACAGCAAGTTCTAATACAACAACAGGCGCATTAGTAGTAGCTGGTGGTGCTGGTATTAGTGGCGCACTGAACGTCGGCGGTGGTTTTGGTGTCGCAGGCAATATTGCTGATAATGGTGGCGGATTAACAACTACACAAACAACTGGTTATTTGTTTAACGAAAATGCTACAACATTGAATGTTGGTTCAGCTGCAACCGCATTAAACTTGGGTGCTACAAGTGGCACAGCTACAATTGGTAACCCAACAATAGTCGGTACACAAACAACACAAAACTTATACAACACAGTAGCAACAACACTTAACTTTGCTGGTGCCGCAACAACATTAAACATTGGTAATTCAAGCGGTACAACAACTGTTGCTGGTATAACAAAACATTCTGGTAACTTAGTAGCAGCCGCAACAACAACAAGTACAAACACAACAACTGGTTCTATTGTATCCTTGGGTGGTGTTGGTATTGCTGGTAACTTAAACGTAGGTAGTTCTACAAGTCAACACAACTTACAAGGTAACTTGTTAATTGGTGCAAGCTCAGTTGGACCTTCTGCATATATTCCGTTAGTTATTAATCAAAATAGTGTTGTACCTTTTGCCTCGGATGCTACATTCCAAATTTCAAGTGCTGATAGTAATAATGGTGTGATTGTTATTGACAGCTTTGCTGGAACATCGGCTTCGGCGTTCAAAGGACGTCATGCACGTGGATCAAGTTCTGCTCCGGCAGCTGTACAGACCAATGATGTGTTGGGTGCATTTGTTGGTGTAGGTTACGGAGCATCTGCTTACGCACAACCAGTAATAAATAATGCGGCTGGCTTGATAGTAGCAGCAACCGAAACATTTACTAATACAAGTAATGCAACAAAAGTTAACCTAAACTATATCCCAACTGGTTCTACATCTGGTGCTCCTGGTTTAACAGTTGATTCAACAGGTAACGTAGTTATACAACAAATAACACCAAGTACAAGTTTCCAAACTGGAGCATTGGTAGTTAAGGGAGGTATGGGTGTTGCTGGCGCTGCTTTCTTAAATGATAAACTTGATGTATTATTAACAACAACGTCTAGAGGTAATTTGGTAGCCGCTGCAACCACAGTAAGTAGTTCAGCTACAACTGGTGCTTTAGTTGTAGTTGGCGGTGCTGGTATTGGAGGCAATTTATACGTTGGCAATTCTGTATTTGCTGGTCAGGGCGCACTAACAGCAGGTCAATTCCTTGGCAATTACAGCGATGGTGTAGTAGTTGACTACGTTAGCCCTAATGGTCGTATTAGTGTTGGCCCAAGCGACAACTTAATATTTTATAGTGGTGGCCCGGCAACAACTCAAACGTTGTCTATTGGCTCAACTGGAGTGTTAACAGCAACAGGAAATATTGTTGGAGCCAGTGGAACAACAAGCACAAGTTCAACAACTGGTGCTATTGTTGCGGTTGGCGGTGTCGGTATAAGTGGCAATTTAAACGTCGGTGGAATCACAACAGTAACAGGTAACGTATTCCTGTCCAATGCTGTAACTATTAACAGCACTCGAACAGCCGGTCAAGACTTCCTTGTTAAAGGTGTAAACGATCAGACATTAATTTGGGCTCGTCCAAATGCAACATACGATTCTGTTATCATTGGTAACTCTGCAACAGTTTCTAATGCCATAGTTGGTGCAAAATTAGTTATTAATTCGTCAGATTCGATCCTGTTCCCGGTGGGTTCAAATGCACAACGTCCAAGCTCAGTTGGCGGTACTGACGTTGCAGGTATGTTCCGATATAGTACAAACTTAAATGGTCCGGAATATTATAATGGTAGCTCATGGCAAGGTATTACATCATCGTTTACTATTATCACTGATAAACAATTCACCGGTGATGGATCAACACTTTCATACACCATAGCAAATGCTACAACAGCATCGGCAAGTATTGTTAGTATTAACGGTGTGTTACAGATCCCAACATTGGCTTACTCAGTAACAGGAAACGTAGTAACATTTACAGAACCACCTGCAAGCACTGACATCATTGATATTCGTGTGTTGACTACAACACAGACTATCAACGGTATTGCAAGTACAAACGGTTACCAACAGTTTGCTGTTGATAACAATGGAGCTTATGTTTACACTGGTACAAGTAGCACACAACCAACAACACTATGGAATCCACAAGGTGCTGAAGTTAACCAAAATGCTAATATCATACTTGCTACAGCTAGTACACCGGGTCAAATAGATAGTTTCTTTGCTAACACATATAGTTCAGCAGAATATACTATTACTTCAACTATACAAGGTACAAACATTCGTGAAATAGCTAAAATTCTAGTTGTTTCGGACGGTACAAGTGCAAATACATACAGAACAGTTTATGGTATAACTAGTACAAGTGGCAACACTATGACAACATGGACGGCAAACGTAACAGGTAGTAGCGTAACACTATACGGTACTCCAGCAAACGCTAACCAAATTTACAGAATTCGTAAGAATTATCAGGCAGTATAATAGCCAACAGGGAGATATGGAACTATGGCAAACAGTAATTTCGTAGTACACAATGGTCTTACAGTAGGACCACTAACAATTGATGCTGCAACAGGCAGTATTACAACAACAGGTAGCGTATCTACAACGGGTACAACACCAACAGCATTTTCAGCAAACATTGTAGCCGGATCAGGAACAGCTAGCTCAAGCACAACAACTGGTGCTCTAGTAGTAGTTGGTGGCGCTGGTATTAGTGGTGATGCATACATTGGCGGTAACCTAAGAGTCACAGGAACCACAACTTTTATATCAACCGAATACATTGGCGGCGCCGAAGTAGTTGTTGGTAATGTAGTAGCAAATTCTGGAGCAACAAGTTCGAGCACATCAACTGGTGCGCTAGTGGTAATTGGTGGTGCTGGTATCAGTGGTGCAGTGTTTACTGGTTCAAACGCAACACACGCAGGTAACGTTAACTTAACCGCAACTAACTCAGCATTAACTACGAACCAAACAACTGGTTATGTGTTTAACGAATCAGCAACAACAGTTAACGCATTTGGTGCAGCAACAACATTAAACATTGGTAATGCTAGCGGCATAACATCTATACTTGGTGTAACTACACACGGTGGTAATTTAGTAGCCGCTTCTACAACAGCAAGTACAAGTTCATCAACGGGCGCATTAGTAGTTCGTGGTGGTACAGGTGTAAGTGGTGATTTATATATCGGCGGCCAGGCGGTAGTCAATGGAAACGTAACAATTGGTGGTAACTTATCTGTAACAGGTCAGAGTGTAAGTATTGGTGCAAGTACCTTGTCGGTTAACGATCCGGTTATTAACTTAAATACTCCGAGCGATTTAACACCACTAACAGTGACTACAACCAGTGATATTGGTTTAAAATTCCACTATTATTCTGGTAGTGATCGCCATGCGTTTGTGGGTCGTGCGGTTGACACCGGCTATTTAGAATGGTACGCAGATGGTAACGATACAGCCAACGTATTTACTGGAACGGTATATGGTACTGTTAAATCGGGTGCAATAATTTTAGCTAATACAACAGCAGCTACAGGTGCTAACACTGGTGTACTACAAGTGTGGGGCGGTGGAAGTATTACTGGTGCTATGTATGCCGGTACTTCTTATGATAACGGTAACCGTGTAATCACAAGCGTAACTATTACAGCTGGTACAGATTTAAGTGGTGGTGGTACAATTACTGGACCTACCGGCAGTGTCACTTTAAACGATACAAGTACATTGGCTACAGTGACAGGACGTGGTGCTACAACAAGTACAGCAGTTACATTTAACGGTCAGGTTAATATGGGCGCAAGTATCGTTCCAACAGCCAACGTTACTTATAACGTTGGTAGCTCAACCGCTTGGTTTAACACATTCTACGGTCAGGCAATACACGCACAATACGCTGACTTAGCAGAAAACTATCAAGGTGACAAAGCCTATGCACCTGGTACAGTAGTTATGTTTGGCGGCGCACAGGAAGTTACAATAGCTACCCCAGACACAACTGCGGTAGCCGGCGTAGTATCTACTAATCCAGCAACATTAATGAATGGCGGTTTATCTGGAGCGACTGTGGTGGCAGTAGCACTAACTGGACGAGTTCCGTGTAACGTAATTGGCCCTGTTGCTAAAGGTGATTTAATGGTATCAGCAGGGTTTGGTTTTGCTAAAACTAATAATAACGCTGGCGTTGGCCAGGTAATTGGTAAAGCATTGTCGGATTTTACTGGTGCAAAAGGTCAAATTGAAGTAGTGGTTGGCCGTTTCTAAATCGTATTAATCAACAGAATAAAAGGACGCCAAGGCGTCCTTTTTCTTTTGTCCGCAATCGGCGATAAATACACAAACAATACGGAATTTTAAATGGCTTTAACTCGTCCCTTAATTAACAATCTAAACACTACAGTTGAAGTGTTTCAAGACCCAATAACGGTTTTGCATGGTGGCGCAACATTAGCCAACGTTGATGTTGGATTCATAATGAATCGTGCTAACGGACTAGTTAGCAACGTAGCACTATATTGGAACGAATCTAGTAATAGTTTTGTAACAGCATTTACAAGCAACAGTGGTGCAACAGACACAAATATTTCAGCAACAAGTTATGCTAACGTAACTACAGCTAACGTTTCCTTATACGGAATTAGATCATCGGCTGACACTGGTAATATTGCTATCACCGGTAACCTAGTACCTACAGCCAATATTGCCTATGATCTTGGTACAACCACACAACGATTTAAAACATTATTCTTAAGTGGTAATACCATTGACTTGGGCGGTGCATTAATTACAACAGACGTAACAACTGGTGCGGTTGCAATCGTACCAATCCCCACAACCGCTACCCCAAACCCAACCGGTATTGTTATTAGTCCTGCAGGATCAATCACTACTATTACCAGTGTTAATGGAGCAATTTCTGCAGCCAATATTGGTACAGCAGCTAATACAGTAACGGCTTCTAATACTAGTACTTTTGCCAATGCTAATGTAACCGGTAATTTAACGGTAGGCGGTAATTTAACGGTAGCGGGTACGGTAACATTTACAAATAGTGTAGTTGAAACTAGTACAGAGCTAGTGCAAGGGGTCGAAGTAGTAGCCGGTAACTTAGTAGCTAATTCTGGAACAGCAAGCTCAAGCACAACAACGGGTGCTTTGGTAGTAGCGGGCGGCGCAGGTATATCCGGGAACTTAAATCTTGGTGGAAACTTAACTGTTGGCGGAACTTTTAGTGCATCTAATATATTTACAGATAGAGGCGGCGATACACTAGATTGGAACACGCTAACTACAATGGGGGTATATTTGATAAATAGAAGTAGTTGGTCCGGAACTACAAATACTCCGATAAATTCGCAGTATTTTACAGGTCAATTAGAAGTTGTAAACACAGGGAATGTGAGTATAGCTCAATTTTATAGACCGTACAATTCTACTGCAAGTGGAGATGTATATTGGACCAGAAGTAAACATAGCTCAAGTGCCTGGAGTTCTTGGGTAGAAATTATAAATGGCGCAGAGACCATGGATGGCGGCAGTTTTTAAGGATAACAAAACGTGGCAAATACAATATTACTAAAACGATCGGGTACAGCTGGTAAAGTACCAGTAACAGCAAACTTATCACTTGGTGAATTGAGTGTAAACTATACCGACGGTCGTTTATATACAACTACTGGTAGTGCCATTGTTGACTTAAAACAAAACGATCCAATCACTTTATCCGGTGATGCAACCGGTACAAGCACAAACCCAGCTGCAGGCGGTAACTATAGTAACTTAGCAGTAACATTATCTACAGTTAACTCTAATACCGGACAGTTCGGCGGCGGAGCACAGATTCCTTTCTTTACTGTAAACGGTAAAGGTTTAATAACAGCAGCCGGTAACGTAGCATTATCCACAGTGGCAGTAACTAGTGCCACAGCAGGCACAGGTATTAGCGTATCTGGAGCCACTGGCTCGGTTACTATTACTAACACTGGTGTAACAAGTGCAGTTGCTGGTACAGGTGTTAGTGTATCGGGCGCAACAGGTGCAGTTACAGTTAGCATTGGTCAAAGTGTTGCCACAACAGCCGCTCCAACATTTGCTGGTTTAACATTAACTGGAAACCTGGCAAGCTCAAGTACAATTTATGGTGTTGGTGTTTACGATTCGGGTTCACGTGTAGTATATCAATCCACTGGCGCCGGTAACTTAACAATTAATTCTGGTTCTATTAGTTTACCAGCAACAGGCCCTGGTGCAACTACCGTTGGTAGTGCTACAAGTATTCCGGTTGTTACAACAGACGCATACGGTCGTGTTGTTGCATTAACATCTAGTTCAATTTCAACATCATTTACACTAAATGGTACAACAGGTACAACTAGCGTAGCTGGTGGTAGTGCATTAACATTTGCAAGTACTAACGGTGTAACAGTAGCCGTCGGCGCAACATACGCAAACATTAGTACACCACAAAGCGTACAAACAACAGCAACTCCAACATTTGCCGGAATGACATTAAACGGCAACTTGACTATGCAGTCAGGTGGCGAAATTGTTGCTAACAATTTGTATGTAACAGGTAACTTATACCTAGCAGGTAACACAACTACTGTTAATGCTACTAGTGTAACAACAAACGATTTATACTATGTAGCGGCCGCAAACGCTGGTACAAGTGCAGCCGCGAACGGTGCTGGTTTGATAACACCATATGCGGCATTAACATATAACAGTACAAACACAGCATGGTCGAGCAACGTTGCTTTATATGCTACAGCATTATACGACAACAACAATCGCGTATTAACAGTATCAAGTTCACATTCAAATAATGGTGGTGACGTTGCTGTTACCGGTGCATATAACGCATTGGTCTTAACACTAAACACAGTAAACACAAACGTAGGTACATTTGGTAATGCTACTTACAATCAAAATATTACTGTAAACGGTAAAGGTTTGGTAACTGGTGTCACTACACAGTTGATTACCCCGGCTTGGTCAAGTATTACAGGTACACCAACTACGTTAAGTGGGTACGGTATTACAGATGCATTGAGTACTAGTGCTACCATTGATGGTGGTAGTTACTAAGATTTAAAAAATGGAATTTTTATTCCAGACGGATTTAGTTTTTACTAAATTATAGTATAACCTTATTAGGTAGAGAATGGCGCAACCAATTTTATTAAAGCGCAGTTCGGTTGCTGGCAAAGCGCCGTTAACTGCCAATTTACAGTATGGCGAATTGTCCATCAATTATACTGATGGCGCACTCTACTATCTAACATCTCAGAACACCATTGGCTCATTCTTAGCCAACGGAACATCATACTCAGCAAACGTATTTACAGCTAATAGTGCTACTATTGTTGGTAACCTCACGGTGGGAGGAAACTTAATTGTTTCTGGCCCGTTGCGCGACGTCAATGGCAACATTGGACAAAGTGGACAAGTCTTGGTATCGTTTGGTACAGCAGGTGTGCAGTGGGTTACAAAAAATACTGGCGCATTATCGGCACTAAGCGACGTTAACATCACTAGTCCGGCGATACAACAAGTTTTAACATACAACGGTAGTCAATGGGTCAATGCCTCGTCAACTGCTACCGTCGCATCCGCAGTATTCGCATCAAGTCAGTACGATATGGGCTCTGTAACAGATAACAATATTACAGTAACTGAAGATGAGGGAACAGTTACAAGTATAGCCGCTACAATTTATGACCTAGGGGTTATGAGCTTTACAGGTATTATTTCGTTAAACAACATCGACCAATCAATCAAATCAGATTATTTAGGTTACTCAATTATTTTTGGATTCTAAGGAAGAACAATGGCACGTCAGTTAATAGAAAAATATGTTTTTACACCGGGACTACCTGGAGCAGGTACAATATTAATTCCTGGTAAAGTAGACCTAACACAAATCTTGATTATTGCAAATAAAACTAATCAAGTTAATATGTATGCCATTGGAGATCCAACTAAGAACGGTACCGCGGTTTATTATCCTAGCGATACTACGTTTGCTCCTCAGGCAAGTGGTTACGGGTACACTATGCCCACAACCACATCGGAACAAGTAGGAACGACCTTAATCACATTTGCTGCAGATACCAGTAGTTATCTAAGCACTGATAAAATTGCTGTCTATACAGACGCACCAAAACAACAAGGTAACATTATTCGTCCTTATGCATTTGGTGTAGACGCAATCGAACGTCAGCGTGTTGCTGAACCACAGTCATTAATTGACGCCGACTTTGAATATGGACTACAACCCACTAAGTGGCTAAACTATTCCGATATTAGAAACTTGCCAGCTATCTTTGAAAAGCCAGGTCTTGATTTGTTCATGACAAATATTACCTCCGATGGCGGCAATCCCAGTATTATGACAGTTACCTGTAGTCAAGCACACGGATTAACCGCTGGTAGCCCAATTATTATGTTTGGTCTTGCTAACGCTAGTAACTATGCACGTGCTGAAGGTTCGTTTGTAGTACAAACAGTAACAACAAATACATTTACCTACTATGCTAAAGGCATTGTTGGCACAAACGGATTAAGTGTTTACCAAGGAAGTTCTTACGTGCGTAAGGGCGGTTTTTATGCCGGATCATTAATTCCAGTATCAACAATTTATAGTGACGGTAACAGTCCAAGTAAAATTACAGTTACTTGTAGTGCCAATCACGGTATGATTCCGGGAACACCTTTAATTAGTACAGTAAACTCCGCAGGTACTAATCACTCTTATGTTGGCGGTAACTTTTACGCAGAATCAGTTCTAAGTCCAACCCAGTTTACATTTACAGCACAGGTAGGTGGAGCAGTCGCTAACTCGGCAATTTCTGCAAACATCCACGTTCGTTCGGATGCGTATGTACAGCATAGACCGTTTGACGGTGGTGTTAACTTAGGTACATTTAATGCGTCACATGGTGCAAGTATTAGTCGTCAAACTAAAAAGTATATGCGTTACCAATCTGGTAAAGGCATCCTATGGACGTCTGGTGTATTGTTTAACCCAGTTCTTAACTTAGACCAAATATCTGCATCTGCAACCGCTGTTGGTTCTACTATCACAGTTATTACTGAAGTTGACCACGGTCTACAAGCTGGTGCCACTGTGGTTATTGCTGGAGTTACTACAACCGGCTACAACGGAACATACGGTGTTGCTACAGTAGTAAACGAAAATACATTTACCGTTTTAGCCACTAATATATTAGGTAGTGCAACGGCAGTACTTACAAACTTACCACGTGTTACTGTTACACGATGGCACGGTGCCACTACACGTTGCGGAACGTTTGACGAACAGAATGGCCTGTTCTGGGAATTTGATGGACAAGAACTTGCCGTAGTAAAACGTGCAAGTACTTTCCAAACATCCGGCTTCGTTAGTGTTACTCCTGGTAGTCAAGTAGTTACAGGTACAAGTACACGTTTCACACAACAGTTAAAAGTTGGTGACAACGTAATCATTCGTGGACAAACATATAAGATCAATGCTATTGCTAGTGATACTTCAATGACAGTAAATCCGCCATATCGCGGAGTCAATGCATCTAGTTTAATCAAAATGTCATTGACCATTGACTATCGTATTCCACAAAAACAATTTAACATTGACCGTATCGACGGCACAGGTATTAGTGGATACAATCTAAACATTAACAAGATGCAGATGATGGGTATCAGTTGGTCATGGTATGGTGCTGGCTTTATTGACTTTATGTGCCGCGGTGGTGATGGTAATATGATACTTGTACATCGTATGCCAATGAACAACATTAATGATAATGCGTATATGCGTTCTGGTAACATGGTTGCACGTTATCAAGCTATTAATCAAAGTGTTATTGATCGACTAGCAGCCAACGTTGCTGTTGGTGATACTACTATTAGTGTAAACGACGTAAGCCGATTCCCAAATACCGGTGGCACAGTCTATATTGACAATGAACTTATTGCCTATACAGCAACTAGTTTAACCAGCAACACATTATTAAATTGCACTCGTAGTGCTGGTCTAACATATTTCATTGGTGGAACTACAAAAACATTTACAGCAGGTGCCTCAGCCGCACACTATGTAGGCAATGGATTTAATGCTGTAACATTGGTAAGCTGTACTACTAGCCCGGTTGTTAACCACTGGGGTTCCAGTTATATTATGGATGGTAAGTTTGATTCAGACCGCGGTTACTACTTTAACTACCAGGCCCCAGTTACAAATCTACCAGCCGGTAATACAGTAACAGCGTTCTTCTTACGTTTAGCGCCTAGTGTAAGTAACTCAATTGCTGGCACGTTTGGTGATAGAGACTTGATTAACCGCGCTCAGTTATTGCTAACCTCGTTGCAGATTCAGTCAGACCAATCAGTACAGATTCAAGGTATTTTGAACCCTAGTAACATTGATGCTAGTACACTAACCTGGACTAACGTCAACACAGTAGGCCTAGGATCACAGCCAAGTTTTGCACAGATATCGACCAGCACAACAACAGCAGCACAACCGGGAGAACAGATTTTTGGTACTCTGGGACAACCGGGAGGTTTTGCGTCGATTGACTTGAGCAACTTAAAAGAAATCGGTAACGGAGCCATTGGCGGTTATAGTAACTTCCCAGATGGTCCCGACGTTCTGGCAGTAATCATTAAAAATAATAGTTCAACAACAGCGGCTAATCCAATTATTAACCTGTTCTGGACAGAAGCGCAAGCGTAATAAATATAGAATAGAGAGAATAATATGTCATCACAAGTACAGTTTAGACGAGGAACCGCAACGCAAAATAACGCTTTTACAGGTGCTATTGGCGAGATTACCTACGATACTGATAACAAGACTCTACGTCTACACGATGGTACTACAGCCGGTGGTGGCGCAACCGTATTAACTACTGGTGCTACACAAACAGTATTAAACAAAACGTTCAGTACAGGCTCAGTCTGGAATGGCGGTGCTGTACCATTGGGTTATGGTGGTACAGGCAGTGCATTAACCGCGGCTGCGGGTGCCGTTCCGTATTCTACCGCAAGTGGTATGGGATTAAGTTTACCCGGCACATCGGGACAAATTTTAACTTCTGGTGGTACCGGAGCCCCGAGTTGGGTTAGCGCAAGTACATTAACAGTTGGTACAGCAGGTACAGCAACAACAGCTCAAAACATCTTAGGCGGATCGGCTGGTCAGTTAATGATTCAGTCAGACGTTAACTTAACAACATTTATTACAGCTGGCGCCAAAGGAACGTTCTTACAATCACAAGGTGCTGGCTATGCACCAAGTTGGGCAGCTGGTCAGGTTACTTACGGTAATACAACAGTATCACTAGGCGGCAACAGCGCCGGTGTACTAAACGGAATCACCACTCTAAACTCAGACATACAATTTGTACCATTGCCATCTGGTAATACATATCAGCGCCCGGGCGGCAATGCAAGTGTTATTAGTACGGCACAAGTTGGTATGGTTCGTTACAATACAACCACTAGCCAATTTGAAGGTTATGGCGCAGGTAATGCTTGGTCAAGCCTGGGTGGTGTTACGTCAGTTGATAAGAAAGCATACATTACCGCAGAAGCATTTGCTGGCGCAGGTGATGACGTTATTCGAGTATACGCAGGCGACTCTGGAACAAGTACACAGTCAATGTGGGCAAGCACTAGTAACGTTACGGTTCTTCCAACAACTACATCAGTAAGTTCAACTACTGGTGCATTACAAGTTAAAGGTGGTGCTGGTATTGCCGGCGCATTATTTGCTGGTGGCAACATTGTTGCTGTAAGTGGTACGGCTAGTACAAGTACAACAACTGGTGCGCTAGTAGTACAAGGCGGCGTTGGTATCTCTGGAGCATTATATATTGGTGGCAACATGAGCGTTGCTGGCACACTAACTTATATCAACACCACAACAGAAATTGTAACCGGCACAGAAGTCGTTGCTGGTAATTTAACAGCCAACTCAGGAACCGCAAGTTCTAGTACATCAACTGGTGCGTTAACTGTAGTTGGTGGCATGGGCGTATCTGGTGCAACATACATTGGCGGCTTACTAAACGTAGCTGGTGCAGGTACAATTACAGGAGCAGCAACATTAAGTTCAACACTTAGTGTAACTGGCGCAACTACATTATCAAGTACATTGGCAGTTACGGGTGCTACAACCTTATCTAGTGCATTAACATATGGTGGTGTTGCATTAAGTAACTCTGTAACTGGTACAGGTAGTATGGTATTGAGTGCTAGCCCAACACTAACTGGTACGTTAAGTGCCGCCGCGGGTACATTTAGTTCTACCCTGGGCGTAACTGGCGCAACTACATTATCGAGTACATTGGCTGTTTCATCAACATCAACCTTTACAGGTGCTACAACACACAACGGTGGTTTAAGTTCTACATCTGGCTCATTTAGCACAACACTTGGTGTAACGGGTGCAACAACAATATCTAGTTTATCAGCTACAAGCGGTACATTTAGTACAACATTGGGTGTAACTGGTGCTGCTACTTTAAGTTCTACCTTAGGTGTAACTGGTTTAATTACATCAACTGGTGGTATCAGTGGAGGAGCTGCATCGCATACAACAGGCTCATTCAGTTCAACACTTGGTGTAACGGGTGCTACTACTTTAAGTTCAACTCTAAGTGTTGGTAGTACTGTAACAGTCACAGGCTCAGTTCTTCCAAGTGCTAACGTTTCGTACAACGTAGGTTCAAGTACGGCTTGGTGGGGAACATTTTATGGTACAGCTAGCCATGCACAATACGCCGACTTAGCAGAAAAATATTCAGCCGACGCAACGTATCCTCCTGGAACAGTAGTAGTATTTGGCGGAACGGAAGAAGTAACAGTGACTACGCAAGATCACGATACTCGTGTTGCTGGTGTAGTTTCTACAGACCCAGCATACTTAATGAATAGTTCTGCATCTGGAGTAGCTGTGGCAATGACAGGTCGCGTACCTTGTCAAGTTCAAGGTCCTGTAACAAAAGGTCAAGTACTGGTAACAAGTATAACAGCCGGTGTAGCACAAGCAATTGATAATAGCAAATACCTTCCTGGTTGTATAATTGGTAAGGCGCTTGAATCTATAACAACAAATACAATTGAGACTATTGAAGTAGTCGTAGGAAGATTCTAATGCAAATATTAAAAAAGATCTATCGTTCTAGTTATCCAGGTGAAGAAGTTATTACCAGTCTTACTTATGAAGGCGGTGAATGGAAACCAGAAACAGAACATGTTCCAAACAGCGTGTTTAATACCTATACTACAACGCAGGCAATTGCTATAGGCAATGGAGAAAGTCGTTTGGGATTTGATCTTAGACATATTGCCGAACATAAAGGCGGATTATTTGGTGCTAACCGTTTACAAAGTTATGGCTGTAATGCTCTATACAGAGATTTTACTCCAGACTTTTTAGTAGCTGTTGGCGATACTATTATTGAAGAAATTGCCAACTCTGGTTATTGTGATAATAATATTGTTTATGCTCACGGTGAACACCTACTTGATTATCCGAGTAAATTTTATTTAATTCCGCAAAACGTTTCGTATGATGCTGGCGCTCTTGCAGCATACATGGCCTGCTTTGATGGACATAAAAAAATATTTTTAATGGGTTACGACGGATACTATACAGGACTCGAATCAGTTAATAACGTTTATAAAGACACTAACGGATATCCGGAGTCAATCCATCAACAAGACAACGCATTTTGGCAAATGACATTAGGTCATGTAATGGGCACATATACAGATGTAGAATTTGTACGTGTTATGCCTACTGCAAACTATATAGTCAGTGATGATTTTTTACGCTTGCCAAACTTCCGTCAGATTAGCTTCCGTGATTTTGTTCTTGAAGCTGACATTGGTTAATTTAATATAGATTCTAAAGTTTTAATTTTCTTTTTAACTATATCAAAATTAAAACTACGCCATAGTCCTGGATGTAATGGCTTTGGATGATCATTTAATTCTACCCAACAATATCCGCGGTGCTCGTCATTTAATGTTGGTACAAACTCTTCTCCGCAATCGACTAAAAATGTATAGTAAACAAATTTGCGATTATCTGCGGTAAATGTTTCTAAGGGAATAAACTTTTTCTTAGTATAGTCTACTCCAATTTCTTCTCGTATTTCTCTAACTAGTCCTTGTATAACAGTTTCGCCCGACTCAATTTTTCCACCAACGATACCCCAGGCCCCAGCATGTCTACTTTTGTTTCTTAATAAAAATAGATATCGATTAGTTGATCGAGCATAGACTAATGCTCCGCAACCTTCTAGATGCTCACTCATTATAGTACCAAACTCCAAGACCCACCAAAGTAAACTCCATCGGCTGCTTTGGCCCAAATGGATCCATCCCAGCTGTATTGTATTCCGGTAGTTAAATTTGTAGTATATTCAATTTGATTTGTGCTTGTACTATCAAATGCCACAGTCCAGTAACTACCATTCCACTGAATGATGTCGTTAGCATTGGCAATTAAATTTGTTCCTGATGGACCGGCCCAGGCAACTCCTGTTTGATTGCCTACAGCACCAATTGGATTTAAAATTAAATATCTAGTACCTGTTGCTGGACTTAATAAACTAGAACCGCTGTTATTAACATTGGTAACATTGACGTTGTACGGATCAATGATAGCTGTTACTGAGTTTAATGTATTTGCCGGCAATGTTGCAGAGTCGGGGGTAAACAATAATGTAGTTGGATCGTTTGGGCTATAAGCAACAACACCAACTATTTCGTGTGGCCCATCGGGATAATCAAATGTTAAACGCACCTGACTAATACCATTGGTTAATGTACCGTATAAATTTACCAAGTTTGCCCACGGTGTAGTGGTACCTGATCCGTCTGTGGCTATTTTGGAATATAGTGTTAGTGTTCCTGTAGAACTAGTTGGATTGCTAGAGTAAACAATAGAGTAATCAAGCGGTGTGTATCGAATCTGGCTAGTAGCTGCGATATCAATAATATCGCCATTGATGCTACCACTATCATCATAAATGTTTGCAATAATTTGTTGTACAACTCCGCCTTTTTGTACCTTGGCAGGTAACGTCAACCAAATTGGAATTTCAAACTCTAGTGTAGCAATATCGATGCTAGTATCGTCGCCCATCATTGGCACACTACGACTAGTATAGTTTACACTAGTTAGTAATGCTACACTTAAACTAGTCCAGTCTACAAAATTATCTGTACTTTGAATTTCAAAGCCAGGATTAAATAGCGGAACTAATTGTTCTATTAGCTGATGCTTTTGATCAGTATTACTGGTCCATATATCTAACTTCATACCAATTGTATACGGTGCTGGCATAAAGCGTTTTACAGTATATTGGCCATCTTGTGTACCTAGATATTGTTGTGTTGTTTGATCGTAAACTTGTTCTCTAATTCTAACATCACTTTCGTGATATGGATTTTGTAAGCGATCACGATCATACCGTAGTGTTGAGATATAAGCACTCATTGCCGGGACTGCCGATAGTGTATTTTCGCTGTTATTTTTAAGTATGGTACTGGCCTGACGACTAGGATCTCCATAATAGACTGGAACTGTTTGTAGTGTGCGATTGCCATTGGTGTCCTTGCCAAACTCAACTTGGAAGTTTGACACCATGCGAATAAATTGCAAAATGAATCGGCGCATTTGTCCGTCATAGTTAAATTGAACAACATTAGCCATTTTTATTAACTCTCATTATTATCTGCTCTAGGCGTCAATGCACGACTTAGAGGTTGTAATTCGTTTTGTACACGACCTTGGCTGTCTGTATATGTGTTAGTGTTATTTACATAACCCATGCGTTGTGTCTGATTATTTCCTGCACCTGGTGTTAAGTTAGTACGTACATTATCCTCAATCTTAACCCAACGTTGACCATCATATCTAAATAGTCGGTTTGGCAAATAATCTGTACGCAAAAAGTATTCTCCGTGCGCAGCCAAAATTGGAAAAGATATTCCCATTCCGGTAACAACTCTGTTTGGCGCTGTTCCGTCTCCGGTTAGGTATCCTTCAATTTTACTAGTAGGTGTTACAGATTCGGCACTAGTAGTATTGTCTGCAGAAATGGTATTATTATCAGAGGTAATAAAATCAGTAAACGGAGTTGAACCGTCGTCGCTCGATGGCACAGTATAAAACTTGCTAGTATCATAACCCGATGATGGGACATCAACTTCTGCTTGTGAAATTATGCTTTGATTGATATCTAAATATTGGTTATATGTTGAAAGAATTTGGCCAACTGGTGTAGTAGTTCCTGCGCCTGCGGCAATGTTATTAAGAATATCCTTGTACTCTTGACTATCCACTAGAGGATTAAGTTTAACACGCCATAAGTGTGGCCACCATGTTGGACTAAATCCTTCTGCGGCAAAACTTGCATCGCCAACCACATAGTATCTTTTAAGTGCCGCTGGCAAGTCGCCATCCAGTGCATCATAATCTTTTAAGTGTTGCAACTCTAATACGTCGCCGGCCATTAACTTACGACCAATCATGTCAACCATGTCGCGTAAGTGGAACACCATAAAGATAGTTCCTGTTTGTAGGAACAGGCCAAATTGACTTAGATCAAAATCTTGGTCAGCACGTTGATAGATACCGCGCATTTTGTAAACATTTTGATCATATTTGCGATCGCGGTTTTCTAACCATAGTAAGTCTTGAATGTTCTTTTCGCTTTGGTTGGCGTAACTGGGCTGAGTTGCGTCGGCACTAAATCCAACTGTAACATTAGTCCCAATTGGTGTAGTAGTTGGACTAGATAAAAATACTGTAGTTGAATTCATCGACGTTACAGTAGTGTTTGCTGGAATCCCAGCGCCAAACACAAAATTGCCCACAGTAACACCCGATGTATTACTGAAAACAAGAGGATCGTTTACAGTAGTTTGACTAGCACTAGTGGATAGTTGTGCGCCTTGTGCAATTGGACCTAGATATTTGTTTAATAAAATACCAGTACCGCCGATGGTAAACATTTCGGATATGCGTCTATCCATAAACTTATAATCGTTGCTGTGAGCACCATCTTTCCAAAGACTTAAACGTGGCATACTGTATCCTGTTAATGTAGTATTTATCGCTAGTTGACCCATAAAGAGTTTTATAGTATAATAATGGTATGGAGTCAAATTCTACCTTAAAACACCGTATAGATACAGCGTTTTTTCAAATAATAGAATTGGATCCCATTCAACGTAGAGATCTTCAAAAAATGTGGCGTGTAGCTCGTAGTAAATGGAATGAACTTGACTACGAGCTTATTACTTGCCGAAAACTCAATCGAACTACTATAAAGTTTCAAGAACTTGAAAAAGATCTAGTAGAGCGCCTAGAAGTAATTGAACAGTACCTAACTTTTGCATTATTGACAAAATAATACCAAAATGCTATAATATATTATTAGATACTGAAATGTAGTGATAATCATAAATATTGCTATAGGAGCATATTATGATATATAGCAGACAAGTAGTTAGTAATACTGGAAAAGTAAAAGACATAGACGACGATGGCATTTTACCGTATCGTGTACAGTTAAAATGCGACGAGTGCGATGCAGTTTGGGGAACATCGGTTGATAATTGGAAAAGAAAGAAATTGCGTAATGCACATAACGGATTAGACTTGTGTAAAAATTGTGTTAAAAAAGGAAATAGAAATCCTGCATATGGTAAAAACCCACATAAAAATATGTCCGAAGAAGAAATAAAAATCCTCCGGGACAATTTAAGTAAAACTTTGTCGGGTAAAAATAATCCTATGTATGGAAAACGACACAGCCCAGAAACAAGAGCGTTGCAGTCTAGGAGTAAAGTAGATCTGATTGCCGAAGGAAAATTTAATATAAAAAGTTGCAATAGAGGAAGAAAAGCATTTTATGTATCAACTAAATCTGGCATACAATTTTATGCCGATTCAATTTTAGAGTTAGCAAGAATGATAGAATTGGATAACGATGCAAGTGTAATAGAGTGGACAAAACATCACGGAATTCGAATTCCTTATGTATTTGACGGGGTTGATTATAATTATGTACCGGACTTCTTGATTAAAAATGAAAAAGGTAGTATAATAGAAGAAGTAAAAGGAAGAATGATGCCCCGAGATGTTGAAAAACAACAGCAAGCAATAATTTATTGTCGGGAAAACGGATACAAATATAGAATGATAACAGGAAACGATTTACAAGATTTAGCAAATTATAAAAAATTATTAAAGGAAATTAAATAGTGCTTTTGTTTCTGGATACAGAGTTCACAGATTTTGTTGATTGCGACTGCATTGCAATCGGGCTAGTCGACGAAAACGGGCGCGAGTTCTATGCTGAACTAACAGACTACAGACAAGAAGCCTGTAGCGATTTTGTTAACGAAGTAGTTCGACCATTACTAAAACAACACCCCAATCGTGTAGAAGGTACAACCTGGGAAGTAGCAAGAGCATTAAATGAATGGTTAGAACCATATCGCCAAGAGTGTGCTGTGATTTGTTTTGATTACAATACAGATTGGGATTTGATGGTGAACATACTTACTATGTTGCCCGAAGAAGATCAACCAGACTTTTTAACAACTAGAAATATTTGGGGCGACTTAGATCAGCAAGCAATAGATTATTACTGGGCAGAGGCAGACGCCTTTGGTCATAAACCGCATCACGCTTTATATGATGCACGTGGCAATAAATATGCATATAAACCTTTGGTGAGAGAAAGACATGGCGAACATTAAGATTAATGGTAAAGCAACAAAAACTAAAAAGTCAGCACCACGTACAAGTGCCATGCTCGACGAAAAGTACACAGGCGAAGAACCAGTGTGGGACACCGAACGTGCTGAAAAGTTTGATGATGCTACATTTGATAATCACATGCGTCGTAGTTTTTATTACTACAATTACTTTTTCAATCAAAAGGATTGCAAAAAATACGTTATTGAATGGATGAAAAATCCTGAGCACGGGTTTACGGCTGTAGATGTTAAAACATTTAGTCGTAGCCCAGATCGTGCAATTGAAATGACAGCATGTAGTTTAGTTATGGCACATCGTCAAGGTATGCCATTCCGTGGACGTCAAGTTGAATACATTAAAGAATCAATCGCTCGTGCTATCAACAGCACAGCCGACGAAGTAGAAGAAGTTGTAGTAGAAGAAAAACCTAAAGCATACGTTCCAACTATTCAGGACAGACTAAATGAAAAAACAGCAGACACTATCGGCGAACTGGAAGGGCACTACGACGCATTTATTAGTGATCCTAAATACAGCTTTAAGCCTTACGATTATTTTGTGGCTAACAATGTTCCACAAAGTCAGCTGACAAAATACGAAGCGGTATATCAAGCTCGATTTGATGAGCTTAAAGCGGCTTTTGAAAAACAAGATGAACAGTTAGTAGAAGGCTACAGCCATTACAAAACAGCAGACTTTAAACGCATCTTTGCCTTTATTGATCAAATACTAAACGACATTATCCAATATCGTGGAGTTAAAAAAGCTACTAAGAAAGTACGTGCGCCTAAGTCAGTGAGCAAAGAAAAAGTAGTCTCTAAGCTCAAGTATGCTAAAGAAGATAAAGTACTTCGTTTGATTAGTATTAATCCTGCGGACATCATTGGCGCACAGGAACTGTGGGTTTATAACACTAAAACACGCAAGCTGGGCAAGTATGTAGCTGACAGTTTAAAAGGTCCCTTAAACGTCAAAGGAACCGGCATTACCGGCTTTGATGAGCACAAATCCACCTCAAAAGCACTCCGTAAACCTGAGGAAAAGCTCAAGGAGTTTGCTAAAGCTACTAAGGTAGAGTTGCGTAAATTTATTGACAATATTAAAGCTACGGAAACCAAACTCAACGGACGTATTAACGCAGAAACTATCCTGCTCCGAGCTCAATAACACCATTACTCTGTTGTACGGTAATAAATACTGTATAACGGAGTAATATAAATGTCCACACCCTTTAACGGTAACGTAGTTGCAGATACCGGATACGATAGTCTAAATAACATCACTACTCGTAACCTGTTTAATCCCGCCACAGGTACACAATCTGCTGCACACATTGCCTTCGATGGTAGCGATACAGTAACATTCCCTGGCGTACAAGATCCAAATTGGGAGTATGGCAATACTACAGATTCCATGCGAACAAGTATTATTGATTATATACGTATGCGCTTAGGTGATGGTATTGTTGACGTAGAGCTAGACAAAGAACACTACGAAATGGGTATTAATCAGGCCCTGATTAAATATCGTCAGCGCGGACAAAACAGCGTAGAAGAAAGCTATGCAAGCCTACAGCTACTACCAGAAACACAAGAATATATATTACCAAGAGAAATTCAAAACGTTCGTGCTATTTTTCGTCGCGGTATTGGTAGCGTAACAGGAACAACAGCCAGTCAATTTGAGCCATTCAGCTCGGGTTATTTAAACACTTATATGTTAGTAGCAGGTCGTGTTGGCGGTTTAACCAACTACGAATTGTTTGTCGACTATCAAAAGTTAGCAATGAAGATGTTTGGTGGTTACATGAATTACACATTTAACCCTGTAACTAAGAAACTTACTATTGTTCGTAAAATGCCGTTCCAGGGGGCAAACCCTCCACTAGAGCAACAAGAGTCAGTGTTGTTATGGATTTACAATACCAAACCTGACCAAATGATATTCAACGATACTTACGCATTTCCCTGGATACAAGAATACGCATACAGCTTCTGTAAACGCATCCTTGGTGAAGCTCGTGAAAAGTTCAGTCAAATTGCTGGCCCACAGGGTGGTGCAACCTTAAACGGTGCAGCACTTAAAGCTGAAGCCAATGATGAAATGGCCAAATTGGAACAGGAATTAAAAGATTATATTGATGGTTCTGTTCCGTTAACTTGGGTAACTGGCTAATGAAAATTACAGAAATTATCACAGAAGAATTAAAAAAGTATGGCGACATACACGACGATCACCGATCGGCATTTACTCGCGGTGTAAAGTTTCCTGATATTACTAATCAGTACTACCACATGTACCGTGCAGGTGTTAACATCGCTGGACAAAGTGGTGATAGTACTATGAAGTCCAAAGAAAGTCCATTAGCAAACAACATGTTTATGATGGCCTATCATCCTAAAGAACTAGAAATGATTCGCGCAATGGCCGCAGAAATGGGACACACAATGGAAGAAATTAGTGACAGCGACAGTCACGAGCCCAAGTCAATAAATAGTACTAGTCCAGTAAAAGCTCGCGGACCTATACAAAGAAAATTATGAAAATTACAGAAATTATTACTGAAGCTAAGTCGGATATTGATGCAAACAACGACGGAATTCCGGATAGCCATCAAACAGCTACGCCTGGGATGAAAAGTCATCATAATTTAGATAACTCTAGTCCTTATGCACCTTGGCGCTTTGCCGCACACTTTCTAGGTGGTGCTGGCGCGCCAGACGGCAAGTACGAACACGAACCTGCTAAAGAGGGCCCAAACGGACAAGCATTAGTTACAGTAGCCTATAGCGACGCAGATGAAGCTATTATTGCACAGGCAGAAAAAGCGTTTGGAGTTTCTGGAACACAATTAACTCCGCGTGGATCGACTGAAGTCAAGGATGTAAATCGAGTGAGCCCTGCCCGAAACCCTGGCGCAATTACCCGCATTGTCATTGCTACAGTTAAAAAATAATTTGACTTTTTTTAATTAATATGTAAAAATAGCCCTTATTAACTGAGGGCTTTTTTATGATCATTGGGGTATGCGGGTTTATTGGTTCGGGTAAAGATACTATTGCTGACTACTTAGTTGGATTCCACGGCTATCGTCGAGACAGTTTTGCTGGTACACTTAAAGATGCGGTGGCAGCTGTGTTTGGTTGGGACCGCGAACTACTAGAAGGTCGTACTCCTGAAGCCCGTGCTTGGCGAGAACAAGTAGACTCTTGGTGGGCTAATAGACTTAATATGCCTAATCTTACCCCACGTTGGGTGTTACAATATTGGGGCACAGAAGTATGCCGCCGAGCATTCCATGACGATATCTGGATTGCTGCATTGGAAGCACGATTAAGCCGTCGTAGTGACAATACTGTTATTAGCGATGTACGTTTCCCCAACGAAATACAAAGTATCCGCAACGCTGGCGGCAAAATTGTCTGGGTTAAGCGTGGCGAATTGCCTAGCTGGTATGGTGTAGCATTAGCCGCAAATAATAACCCACCACAGCCGAACGCATCAAGTGAAATCCTTCAAGGACTTGGAGTGCATATTAGTGAAACAGCTTGGGTAGGTACTAAGTTTGATTACGAAATAGACAATAATGGTACTATTGAAGAGCTATATACAAACATCAAAAATCTGGTATTATAGGAGCCGGCTTCCACGGCGACTTGGATTTATAAATTTCTTGTTGACAATTTAAGCATACAGTTTTTAAGTTAAACGAATTGTGATTTTTTAAATTACCATCAACATAAAATACATTACTTTGCTCCATGAGCTTAAACTTAAACCCGCACTTTTCACAAGCGGGTTTTTTCTTGTAACCACTCTTAACCCATGCCGGTGGCTCCGGGCGACGTTTACGACCTTTCCTAATACAAGCAGCACAACTATTACGATAATGATGAACACCATCGCGTATATAGTTCACGGCAACCGGGTTATTACCGCAATTAGGGCATAGATCTCTGTTTAACATACTATATTTACCAGCATAACCTTCCCAAAGGCACCTACAACCGCCACCATTTTACACCTTTATAATAAATAACTATAACATGTATTTTAAAGGAATATAAACCATGGCACTAGTATCCCCAGGAGTTCAAATCTCCGTAAACGATCAAAGTCAGTATGTTGCAAGCAACGTAGGTTCTGTACCACTAGTAGTATTAGCTACAGCACAAGATAAAACCTACAACAACGCAGCGGCTACTGGTACAAGTAAAGCAGCGGCTGGTAAACTACAATCATTTACAAGCCAACGTGACCTAGTAACAGCTATGGGCACACCAACTTTCCAATTAAGTTCTGCCGGTACACCACTTAACGGTAGCGAACTAAACGAATACGGCTTATTGGCTGCTTACTCAGCATTAGGCCTAGGTAATCAGTTATATGCTATTCGTGCAGATATTGACCTAAATCAATTGCAAGGCACTCACGTTCGTCCAGCCGGTAACGTAGCTGATGGCACATTTTGGTTAGACCTTGGAAATACAGAATTTGGTATCTATGTATTCAACGCGGTAACTGGAACATTTAGCCATGTTAATCCAACATTGATTACTGATCAAACTCAAGTAACAAATATCACATACAACGGTACAGCAAACGTACCACAACCTAACCCAAGCGTTGGGCAAGTGAATACTTATGCATTGGTGTTTGTTGACCAAGCTGGTGCAACTACAAATGCAATTCGTTTATGGTATAAATCTGCATTGAGTAATACATGGGTGCAAGTTGGTTCCCCGGAATGGCAAACTGCATTGCCTGTTGTTACAGCAACAGTTTCTGGTGTAGGTTCGTTACTAACAGGTCAAACATTGTACATCAATGGTCAATCTGTTACATCAACAGCAAATCCAGCAACACTTGATAATTTAGTTTCAAATATTAACACAATCATGACTGGTAAGGGAGTTTCTGCACGTAACATCAACGGTTACTTGGCATTGTTTGCAACTAGCGCCGCTAATACATCTGGTTACCCAGCTGCAACGCCAAACGGTGGTGTATTATTAGCCGATGGTACTGGTAGTTGGTCAGCATTTGGCTCAACTATGGGTGGCACATATTGGAGTCCAACATTCTTCTACGGTAATTATGCTCAACAACCAAGCGGTGGTTGGACATCAACAGATTCACAGCCACGTCCAAGCGGAAGTATTTGGTGGAAAACAACAGCAACTGGCACAGGTTATAGCCCGGCATTAAAAGAATTTAATG